GTCAAAATATAGACCTTAAGCAGCGAGAGATATATCTACACGGTCACTATGGCCCGTTTGAAGATGATCCCGGCGTAGAGTACCGCATGGCTACTACGTTTATCAAAAACCTTAGACATTTGGACTCTATTAAAAATGAACCAATACTTATTCATATGCACAGCCTTGGTGGAAACTGGGGTGATGGAATGGCTATATACGATGCTATTAAACTTGCCAGATCCCACGTAACCATCGTAGTGTACGGTCAGGCAGAGTCAATGAGCAGTATAATCCTGCAAGCTGCAGACACAAGAATAATGATGCCAAACTCCTACTTCATGTCTCACTATGGAAGTAGCTCAAATTACGGCAATTATCTAGACACCCAGAGCTGGTCAAAGTTCGAGACCACTATACTAGATTCGATGTTAGACATATATGTCACGAACTGTATAAAGGGCAAGTTCTTCAAAGAAAGATACGAGGAGCCCACAGAGGCCAAGGTTAAGACGTTCATAAAGAAAAAGCTAAAGGATGGGGATTGGTATCTCAGCAGCAACGAGGCTGTATATTACGGTTTCGCAGACGGGGTTCTGTCAACAAGGAAGTATAGAGGGTTAGCGAGTTTAAAATGACAAAAGAGTTAAAAACTATAGACGACGCTTGGTTGGGTTTGGATATTGATGATAAAGATATTTTCAATCCCACGTCAATATTAAAAGTCTCAGATGAAGACTACCACCTAAGACTATCCTACCTGATGATGAGGCCGGAGTATTTTTCATTCCTTTGCAAGCATATACTAAATGTTCAGATCTTACCATCGCAAGCATTGATGCTTCATGAAATGTGGAGTAGAAAATTTCCGATGTTAATTGCTAGTCGTGGTTTCGGTAAATCATTTATGTTATCTCTATACTCACTGCTTAGAGCCTTATTGCTGCCAAAGAGAAAAGTTGTGGTAGTAGGTGCTGCTTTTAGACAGTCTAAGGTCTTGTTTGAGTACATGGAAACCATATGGAGAAATGCTCCAATCCTAAGAGACATATGTAGTGACACTAGTGGGCCGAGAAGAGATGTCGATAGATGTGTTATGCGCATAAACGATAGCACAGTAACATGCTTACCTCTTGGTGACGGACAAAAGATTCGTGGTCAACGTGCTAACGATATTATATCTGACGAATTTGCTTCCATACCTAGAGATATCTTTGAGAATGTTGTCGCAGGTTTTGCCGCTGTTAGTGCAGATCCTATTGACAACGTTAAAAGACTTGCTGCGGAGAAAAGAGCTAAAGAGCTTGGCGTTCAAGTAGAAAAGAAAAAAGAAGAAACCATAGAGAATAAAGACAACCAAATTATTCTTTCAGGTACGGCTTATTACGATTTCAACCACTTTGCAACTTACTGGAAGAAGTGGAAGACTATCATAAAGAGCAAAGGAATTGAATCGAGGCTCAGAGAAGTTTTTGGTGGAGAGGATGTCCCTAAAGACTTTGACTGGACTCAGTACTCTATTATCCGCATCCCTTACGAGCTCTTGCCAGAGGGCTTTATGGACGCTGCTCAGGTGGCTAGATCTAAAGCTACAGTCCATGCCGGTATTTATCAAATGGAGTTTGGTGCGTGCTTCACAAGGGACAGTCAGGGCTTTTTCAAGAGGTCGCTGATAGAGTCTTGCGTTGTTTCTAACGACAATGTATTGAAAAACTCTAAAGGAGACGAAATACATTTTGAAGCTAGCCTTATTGGAGATCCTAATAAAAGATATATCTTTGGAGTTGACCCTGCGTCTGAAGTTGATAATTTTAGTATAGTTGTCATAGAGGTGAATCCAGACCATAGAAGAATTGTTCATTGCTGGACTACTACAAGATCTGAGCATAAAGAAAAGGTCAAAAGAGGATATTCTACTGAGACAGACTTCTATTCCTATTGCGCTAGGAAGATCAGAGACCTCATGAGGCTGTTCCCATGCATTCACATAGCTATGGACGCTCAGGGCGGCGGTATAGCCGTTATGGAGTCCTTACACGACAGGGATAAGATACAAGAGGGCGAACTAGCCATATGGCCAACCATAGATGACGACAAGCCAAAGGACACAGATGATGAGCGTGGACTGCATATATTAGAAATGTGTCAGTTCGCAAAGTATGACTGGCTTGCTGAGGCTAATCATGGACTTAGAAAGGATTTCGAGGACAAGGTTTTATTGTTCCCATTCTTTGACTCTATAAGCCTTGGATTGTCCAATGCTGATGATGGATTGAAGGGTAGGCACTTTGATACTTTAGAAGAGTGTGTTATGGATATAGAAGAGCTCAAGGATGAGTTGTCAATGATTCAGATTACTCAAACCGCTACAGGCAGGGATAGATGGGATACTCCAGAAGTCGTTGTAGGCACGGGAAAGAAGAGTAAGATGAGGAAAGACCGTTATTCAGCATTAATCATGGCTAACATGGCTGGTAGAGTTCTGCAGAGAACTCCAACCCCTCAAGCCTACAGCTTCTACGGAGGCTTTGCCACCGCTGGTGAAGACTATAAGGCCAAGAAAAGAGAAGACTTTTACAGTGGGCCAAATTGGTTTACTGAAAACATGGGTGACATTTATTAGTCATCCGTGTATAATTTCTATAATCCATTCCAATTACATTCCAATTAACTGATAGGCGATGATATGACAGACAATAATATGGTAACTTGGCACGACGACGCAAGCAAATCTATCGCCATGGATGCATTTTCTGATAATGTTAATTCTTATGACGGCGTGACAAAAAGCGTTGGCTATCGAGCATACAGGAATTTTAAAGACATAGAGTCTAATCGTTCTGTACGTCCCGGATTTACATCAATGGATTACCATGCCTTTAGACCTGATGAGCAGGTTCCTAGAGAGCAGAAGCGCATGATTAAGATGTGCATGGATGCGTATTCTAAAGTGGGGATTATCAGAAATATTATTGATTTAATGGGCGACTTTGGTAGCCAAGGCATTAGCTTGGTACACCAGAATAAGAGTGCAGAAAAGTTCTTTAAGCAATGGTTTAGAAAATGTAATGGTAAAGAGAGATCTGAGCGATTCTTGAACACCCTATATAGGTGTGGAAACGTAGTAGTATACAGAAGTAATGCAAATGTTACGCCAGAACTTTCTAAGTATATGAAGTCAGTCGCAAATGACATCAAGGTAGAAATTCCAAATATGACTAGAAACGTTATACCTTGGAGATATAATTTTTTCAACCCTCTGAATGTAGATATGAAAGATGGAGAACTCAATCTGTTCATGGGCAAAAAGTCGTTCAACCTTTCCACCAACGTCTTTAACGATAAGTTTAAGAACGGAGATATTCCGCCAAACATTCTGGAAACACTACCCACAAAAGTGAAGCGGGCTATTCAAAGAGGCGAGAAAAAGATCCCACTAGACGAAGAAAGACTTCAGGTATTTCATTATAAAAAGGACGATTGGCAGTTGTGGGCAAATCCCATGATTTATGCAATCCTCGATGATATTATAATGCTGGAAAAAATGCGGCTTGCCGATCTTTCTGCACTAGATGGGGCAATATCAAATATCCGACTCTGGACTCTTGGTAATCTAGACCATAAGATCCTTCCAAACAGAGCCGCTATTAATAAACTGAGAGACATTCTTGCTAGTAATGTTGGTGGCGGAACTATGGAGCTTGTCTGGGGGCCAGAGCTAAGCTACACAGAGTCAAACAGTCAAGTCTATAAATTCTTAGGGTCTGAAAAATACCAATCTGTACTAAATAGTATTTACGCAGGTCTCGGTGTTCCTCCTACCCTTACTGGCATGGCTGGAAATGGAGGCGGCTTTACCAACAACTTTATAAGTCTTAAAACCTTGGTAGAGAGACTTCAGTACGGTAGGAGTTTGTTGACTAAGTTCTGGCAACATGAAATAGAGCTTGTCAGAAAAGCTATGGGCTTTAGATATGCAGCAGAAATTCATTACGACCAGATGAGCCTAGCAGATGACGCTGCCGAGAAGAATCTTCTTTTACAGCTCGCAGATAGAGACATCATCAGTCATGAAACGGTATTGGAAAGATTCCACGAAGTACCGTCTGTTGAAAAGATCAGACTCAGAAGGGAATATAAAGAAAGAGAGACTGACAAAGCACCTGATAAGGCTAGTCCATTCCATAATGCTAATCATAAGAAAGAGATGGAAAAAATAGAAAAGCAAGCCGACCTTAATGAAAAGAAGGAGGAGCAATCGCCACAAGCTCCCAATAAGAAAGAGGCGCCAAAGGATAATGGTAGACCTCCTTTCAAGTTGGACGAAGGGCCAAGAAAGCAGCGTGTTGAGACGCCAAAATCTGCTCCGGGATTGGCAGAGACTATAATCTGGGCACAGTCCACATTCGATACTGTGTCAGAGGTAATTACAGATGCCTACTTAAAGATGAACAATAAGAAAAATCTTAGGCAGGTAACAAAAGCAGAAGTTGCTTCTATGGAAAAAATCAAGCTAGATGTTCTCACTAATCTAGAACCTTTACAACAGGTAAGCGTGGAGATAATTCACGACAAACTATCTGCTGGAGCTCTATCTCCAAAAGAGTTTTGTCAGTGCTTGGCTGCTAAAAATATTGATACCTCATCAATGAACATAGATGTCTACAGACGAAGCGCCATCGGATGCTACGTTGAATATGTTTGTAAATAGGGCTCATTGGCACTAATTAAAAATTTTTGTGTATATTTATTTTAGAGGTAAGACATATGAAAATATACCAACAAGAAATCAATGACGGCTTAGGGGAGGTTATCAAAACCAACGCCTCTATAGCCTACTGCTCTGAAGCTAGCATAGTGCACTTACAACCGGAGGCTGATGTAAGCCCAAAGGTTGAAGCGCAGCTTGAAAAGCTTTTAGCAAAAAGTAACCCAGATCAGATAGATCTATACTATCTTGAGTCAGTGCTGGTTTCAACTGGATGGAATAAAAACGATGACGTTTTCCAATCAGAACCAACATGGGCCGCAAGAAACACGCCTGAAGATAAGCAATTTAACTTCATGCATGATGAGAATGACATTATAGGTCATATCACTGGTAGCTATATTTTGGACAAACAAGGAAATAGAGTCGAAGCAGACTCTCAGAAAGAACCGCAGGATTTTGACATTGTTAGTCAAGCTGTTATATATAATAGTTGGACTGATCCTGAAAACAGAGATCGAATGTCACAAATCATTGCGCAGATAGAGGAAGGGAAATGGTTCGTTTCTATGGAATGCCTGTTCGCAGGCTTTGACTATGCTCTGCTAGACCCCGAAGGAGCTGGTAAAGTTTTGGCAAGAGACGAAGATTCTGCATTTTTAACTAAACATCTCAGGTGTTACGGTGGAACTGGAGAATATGAGGGATATAAGGTTGGTAGAGCTTTGCGTAATATATCGTTTTCTGGAAAGGGCTTGGTTTCAAAACCTGCCAACCCAAGAAGTGTTATACTGAATTCGAGCAAAGCTTTTTACGTAAACGATAGCACTAATAAGTTTTCTATAGGAGATATTAGAATGTCTGATAATTTGTTAGAAAAGCAGGTCGCAGATCTTAGAGAAGAGCTCGCCACTGCTAAACAAGAGAATGAAGCTATTAAAGCAAAGATCGAAGAAGCAAAAGATAAAGAATTTGCATCAACGGTTGAAGCTTTTGAAGCTGATGTTCAATCAAAGGACGAAGCAATTGCAACACTTGAAGAGACTGTAAAGTCAACTCAAGCTAAGATTGCTGAGTTAGAAGATGCTTTGGCTACTTCGCAAGAAGAGTTGAGTGTCGCCATGAAAGATGTAGAAGAGATGAAAAAGAAAGAGAAGATGGAAAAGAGAAAAGCTGCTCTTGTAGAAGCTGGTGTCAGCGAAGAAGACGTAGACGAATCTCTTGCCACCTTTGAGTCTCTTGAAGACGAAGCTTTTGAAGCTATAATCGCTTTCATGGACAAAAAAGAGAAGAAAGAAAAGAAAGACAAGAAAGATGACGAAGCTGAAGGTCTCGGCAAAGGCCCTAAAAAGCCAACCGCTGGAGAAACTGAAGCTGAAGAATCGCAAGAAGCTGAAGAAGAAGCAGAAGCTGAAGTTTCTGAAGAACTCTTTGACGAAGTAGAAACTACTGAAGCTACACTTGTAGAAGCAGAAGAGTCTGACGAGTTAGAGACTACCAGAGCTAGCATTGCATCGTGGCTTTCTGAAAACGTTTTCACTAAATAAGTATAGGAGAATTTAGAAATGGCTCTTAAAGCAGATAGATACGAACTACAAACTGACATCAGCTTCTTCATGAATGCAGCTGTTGCTACTCGTGGTGGAGTTGTTGTTCACGATTCCGGTTCTTCGCCTTATACTAACACTGGGTCTGGTGCAGCAATGGATCAAGGCGTAGCGTTAGTTAAAGAAAAGGCGGCGGCCAACACCGACGTTCCTGTTGGGATTTTGCTTAACGACGTTGTTAACAAAGACCTAACAAGAACTCATTTAAATCAACATAAGGACGAAGTCCAGCTTGGAAGTAAGGTTACCATCTTGCGAAAAGGTTATGTTGTAACTAATAAGATTGACAGTGTTACTGTTGCTCCCGGTGATGTAGCATACGCTTCAGCATCAGCAGCTGGTAATATTACCAACGTATGCGCAGCTTCAGCTGTTGCTTCTGGTAATCTTCCTATTGGACGATTCCTAAGTCGCATCGACGAAGATGGATATGCTAAGGTAGAAGTTAATCTTCCTAACCATGGATCAAACGGTTAAACGCCCTTATTTAACAGGAGAATTTTAAAATGGCTTTTACAGATAGACCAAGCGATGAATTCATCGCTCTACTTAAAAACTCTGGGGATAGCGATATTAACGTTGCACAAGCTTCGCAACGTGAATTTGCAAAAGCCCTAGAGCTTCCACTCCGTAAGGGTGTCTTGGTTGGTAACGTTCTTGGCGACATATTTGAAACCATCAACGTAGAACCGGGTGCAACCACGGAATTTCCACTAGACCTTATCGCTCCGGGCTTGGAAGGTGAGCATGTAGCTTATACGAATCCCGGTCACGGTAGAATCCCAGAACGTAGCGTCGAAGGCGACTACGTAATGATCCCAACCTACAGCATCACTAGCTCAATCGACTACTTACTTCGATATGCTCGTGAAGCTCGCTGGGACATTGTAGCACGCGCTATGCAGGTTCTGGAAGCTGGTTTTGTCAAGAAGATGAACGACGACGGGTGGCACACATTGTTGGCCGCTGGCGTTGACCGCAATATCCTCGTGTACGATGCTGATGCTACTGCAGGTCAGTTTAGCAAGAGACTTGTTTCTCTGATGCAAACTGTTATGCGTCGTAACTCAGGCGGTAACGCTGCTTCCGTAGGTCGTGGTCGCTTGACTGACCTTTATGTCAGCCCAGAAGCTCTTGAAGATGTTCGCAACTGGGGATTAGACCAAGTTGATGAAGTGACTCGTAGAGAAATCTACACAGCCGCTGAAGGCGGAGCTCCAATCACTAGAATCTTTGGTGTTAATCTTCACGACATGGACGAACTTGGCGAAGGCCAAGAGTACCAAGACTTCTTCACTGGACAATTGTCTGGTGCAGTTCAGGGTTCTGACACTGAGCTTGTAGTTGGTTTAGACCAATCAAGCAATGACAGCTTTGTAATGCCTGTTAAGGCTCAGCTTGAAATCTGGGAAGATCCTACTCTTCACAGACAACAGCGAGCTGGTTACTACGGCTGGGCTGAAATTGGCTTTGGTGTTCTTGATAATAGACGAGTTATTTTAGGCTCATTCTAATCAGAATATCAACTAGGCTCATCAAGAGAGTCACCTCTTATAACTAGGGGTGGCTCTTTTTTTATGTGTATTATTACTATAGAACATTTTTCGTACAGGATCTAAAATAGGAGATTAAAATGGCCGCACTTTCAAATTATTTAGAATCAGGCCTTTTGCACCATATTTTTAAGGGTGAAACATTTAGCGCTCCTAGTGTTATAGCCATAGGGCTGAGCAGTGGCGTTGTAGTGAATGTGAATGGCGTTGCTACCCCTACTGGCACCTATGATGCTGCAACTGGGGGAACTTGCGGTGAGTTGAGCACTACAGCTGCAGACGCATCAGCAAATGGATATGGAAGACTAAACCTTGGTGACCCCGCCAGTCTAGGCGCGACAACTTGGCATTATGACGCAGACGACCACGCTCAGGGAAGTGGTGTTATTAGAAATAGTGGACAATTAGTATTCAGCACAGCCCTTAAAGATTGGGGTTGGGTTTCTGGCGTTTATATCTTTGATAACGCTACTGTTGGACAAGGCAATGTGCTTATGCACGCTACACTGGATAATCCTAGAATTATATATAAAGGGGACAACGTAAAGTTTGACTATAAAAGTCTAGAAATTAGCTTCGATTAAAAATCAGGTAGGTAAGTCATGAAATTAGACAAGCAGACACTTGCTCAAAATATAGGTACTGACCTGCAGGATAACTCTACTGGTCAAATATCCCCAAGAGACGTTAGAACCAACTTATTAAATATCATTGACTCTATTTGGGGTGAGACATTTACCTCTGGAGTCAACATTAATTTTGCCAACATTGGAACTCATGCTACGAGAACAACCAAAGTTGGTGAGTTAGCTATTAGTAAGCTTGGCCATCCTAGTTACACAAGTGTAGATAACACGGCAGTCGGCTATTCAGCTTTAGCACAGAATTACAATGGCTATAGTAATACGGCTATTGGTTCTCATGCTTTGGGTTGTAGTGTCTATGGTTTTGGCAACACAGCTCTCGGACACAATGCGTTAGCCGGAAATATAGAAGGTGATCGCAACATAGGTATTGGTAGCCATACCCTACAGAGAAATAAGGGTGGTAATTACAATATAGCCGTTGGTCACGGAGCCGGTTATTACATTGGCGAAAACACTAGCCATAGATTATATATTGGTACTCACGATGTAGACAGCGATTCTCTTTGCGGTGATGGATTAGAAGCTGGTACTGACCCAACTATATTTGGCGAATTAGATACAAAAAGAGTTGGTATTGGCGTTCAGGGTCTGCATGACTATGGAACACTGCAGGTTTCAGGAGCTGTCTCTCCAGCTTGGTCTGGTGCATATGCTCTTGGGCATACTGCCACACCTTGGTCTAATGTTTATGTAGAGCACAGTATAGACTCTAATCAAGATCAGTTTAGAATAAACGATGATATCTATTTCTCCGGCGGCAAGGTTGGGTTTAATACTCCCAGCCCATCTGGTCAGGGGTTAATTACTGTTTCTGGAAGCATAGTTCCCGCACAAAGCAAAGAGTGGTCTCTTGGCCATGAAGATCTGCAATGGAAATCTGGATACTTTCAGAACCTTACTGTAAGCGGTGTTGCCTCTATAAACACCTACACATATAAAGAGATGTCTAGCTGCCTGTACGAATGCAGGACTCTCTATCTTGCAACTAGCGGTATATGTGACGGAGGAACTGGTGAGCCGTGTGGATATCTTGGAGACGAGAGTCTCGAAGGCGCTGGTTTGATTATACCATCTAGCGGTTCAGATTACAGAAGAGACTATAAATGGCTATACGCTGCCCCAGATAGTACTCTAGACTGCTTAGAAGTAGATAACTCTTTCGCTAGGTCTAGTTGGCAGTCAAATATCAGTATTGATTTAGCGTCTGGCTGTCATGTTCGCTCCAATAGAATTCTAGGTAGAGAACAACTATCTATGGTGACAGCTAAAAACTGTTATGGATTATTCATTAGAAAGAATGACGCTACTGTTTCCACTGGATCAACAACTAGAAATGAAATACAACATCTAAAGGTTGTCGCTAATGGTGGTACATTTACACTCAGCTTTGGCGGTCAAACTACATCCGCTCTAGCTCACAACGCAAGTGCTGCAACTATTAAGTCCGCTCTAGAAGCACTGTCTACGGTAGGCGTAGGCAATATAGAAGTAAAAGCTGGTAGTGCAACACTGCCCGAAGGAACATACTCAATATAGGAAGATAACATGTCTGATTTAGATTTCAATATAGAATTCAAAGGTTCTTTGGCTGGTGCCAATCAAGCTGCACTTACATCAAACACAACGAGCCTAACAAATACCTCTTCTAATACAGCTGACGGAACGTCTGGAGGTACTGGTAACAGACGGTTTTATTTTTATCAAACAGAGTCAAGGTTGCAGAACCGCAATTGGACTATAGATGATGGAGCCACCGGCGGTACATTTGATTTTAACTTTGTTGTTTTAAATGGCTCAATGCGGGCAGAAGAATTTGATAGTGATACTCATAGCCGTGACGATATTCGATTCTTCCCATACGGTGTTTATGTACAAGTTCAGAACATTCCTTTCGATGTTACCTTAGAAGGCTTTTGCAAGCTCTTAAACGCAGCTCTCGACACAAAGGTTACAGAACTCAAAGCTGCTGGTTGGACAAACTCAAAGGACGGAGCTGACATACTAACCGCTGTAGAGGCGGTATTCTTTCATCCGCATCAGCGCAGTATACTGAATTCTCCAATACCTTTGACAGATGACCAACGAGATCACATACTAAATGTTGACAATTCCGATTCAAATGGTAGGGTTGTGGCAGAAAACTATATGTTTGGAGCTGGTAATGCTATAACTTTTGCTGACAGTGTAGTTAAGAAGAGCAACGCTATAGTTCTAAAACCTAATAACGACGCCGTTGCACTAGATAACACAAAAAAGGAATTTGATACTGGGCAATATAAGTGGCTTCCAAGCGCTGTAGACACCGTTAAATTAGGTGAATACTGGCAGCGTGAAATGAATGATGTTGGCGCAAACTTCGCAACGATTATGGACTACGCTGAATCAGAAGACTGGCCAAATGAGAAAAGGCCCTTTTCATTCACTTGGAACGCTGGGCATTGCGATGCAATAGTAGCGATAAAAAAGAATGGTTACAATGTTAAGTACATTGATGCACTTCTGCACAAGTCTGGGGCTAGCGATGCAGATAAGGTATTTAGACTTCGCGACTACATTCCGGGCTCTGTACATTCAGACGAAAAAAAGATAGGTGTTGACAACTCAAACTTACAAGGTGGCGCTGGTTACCTCCGTGGCGACATCTGGGGAAATGTATTTAGAAATAAAACAAAGTATGATAACGTTGATATTGGAAGGACGGATCGTTTTTATGGGATAGGGATTGATCCTGTCGATTCTACATATGCTCCCTTTGGCTTTAACACCATATTCCCCTCTGTAAGACAAGAAAGAATACATCCGTTTATAGAGAAACAAGCCAGTCCTTTACTAAAAAATCCAGATCCTTTTGATTCCTCAACCTCTGGAGAAATGATAGCAGACTTAAGTAAATTTGGAACATACAACGAAACTAGAAATGCTACCGCAGGAACAGCTGACTTTAGTACGAATGTTACAAAATGCTTAGGCTATCCTGTATGTATACAGTTTTATAACGTTACTTTTGACGGGGTTGAATATACTGCTGCAAACTATGCAACGGACTTTGGCGACAACACCTACCCAGCAGATGCCAATCTGTTGTCAAAAAGAGTGACTTGGCTTGACCCTGACGCAACAGATAAAAAATATCTTACTAACATGGCTACCGTGGACGAAGTTCAAGATGCCGTAGATGCCGTCTTGGGCGCTAATAAAGTTAAGGTGTACGCTCCTCGCGCAAGAACTTCTGCGTTTGGTACTAATGGCAACTTACGCCATGGAAACCATAACAGTCGTGTCGGAAACAATTACGACGGTTTTGATTGTAGAACTCTAGTGTATGGCGGCTGGATATTTGAAATGATTTCAGCGGACATGCAAAATAGCTGGATGACCATCTACATGCCCGGATTTAAAAATGGTACTTTTGGAAAAGATACGAATTTTGCAGACGGGATACAAACTACAGCGGCCAACACCGTCGCTGTTGACCACTTTATGGAACGCAATCCTAGAGACAATAATACTAAAACCGACGAGTTTGTATATAAGCACAATAACCCCAACCTTGGCGCTGGTACTGGCGGAGATTATTTCGCGAATCGCACCGGAAAAGGTAATACCGGGCTTAATATATTTTCAGCCCTGCTTGATGTGGGTACTGGAACCACTGCTGGCGGAGGAACTGCATCAGCGGCTATAAGTACACTTCAAGAAGGCTCTACCGATATTACATCAGACGTAAAGTCTAAAAATGCTTTCTTTGTCACTAAAGAAGACATAGTAAAACCAAATCCTCTTGGGCCAGACGGTGATATAGCAGGTATAACAGATATCAACTTTATAGGCTCTAGCGGCAGTGAGCTTGGCGATGATTATGTGGTGACTTACTCATCCTTAACTTCAGGTGTCATAGTAGGACAAAGGCTTTTATCAAGGACAAGTATTAAACAGCAAACAGGTGGTAAAGACAGAATAACTGGCTTCCAAACTGACTTTGTAGATACAGATCATGCTATTACAACAAATAATAGACAGTCAAAAGATCGCTTTAGAATCTCTGGATATAAAGACGATTGCGTTCCAATCAATGCAATGGTGATAATGAACTCTAATTCGCCGGGGATGGTTGGTATAGACCAGACGCCGTACCTATCGGCAGAGTTCATTCCAGAAACAATATTCAATATACAGGCTACCGGAGACGCCGTTGTAAGAATTACAGACGGGGAAGGAGCTTTCCAGAGAGGTGCTTCCGTTCAGCTGGTTGCTAGGGATAACCAGAGTAGCAGCGAAGACTCTTACGACCCAAAAAATGCGACGGAGCTTTCTCACTTTCAAGACAAGTTTGAAATATCACAGTTCAAAGACTATATAAAAGATTCAGTACTAACAATCAAAGATGGGAATGTCAGTGTCAATGCGCCAGATGAACTGGCTTACAATTACAGCCTGCTGATTGGTGGTCAAGAAAATGTGTCGGAAACTTCTATAACCTCGCCAAGAATAGGTGTTCAAGTTGTAGACTCCAAAGATCCGATTAGGGTCGGATACATATTTGCAAAGAGAGATGGTAGCTGTGACCATTTGTTCTGGAAATCAGACTGCGGCGCACCAATCAAGCTCTCAAACACGCCAAATCAAAACCCAGACTTTGGTGGAGTTACAGATAGAGTATCTCAAATCAACGAGGCTCTTGGTCAGCTAGATGATGCTGGCTACAATATAGATTCTCCTGAAGCTGGTGGATTCATGGAAGACCTTGGTTTTGGAGAGTTTGGAACTTACGGAGAAATAGACTTAAGCAATCCTTATGGCGCTACAGATCAAGTCAACATGGGAGATGACTATACTGACTTGAAGGGTAACGACTTTGGAGTTGCAGCTGGAGGTCAGAGAGATTTATACGGCCTTCCTAACGGCGCAGAAAACAATACCGGATATGGGTTTGGAGCTGGTGAAAGCCTAAATACTGGTAGCAACAATACCTTCTTAGGAGGCTCTGCTGGTAATCAACTGCAAGCTGGAAACTGTAATGTATTCTTAGGTAAAGAAGCTGGAAAAAGTGTTACCAACGGTGATGAGAATACGCTTATTGGCTGCAAAGCAGATGTCAACGGAAACTCCAACAGAAACATATACCTTGGCGCTGGGCTTACTGATAGCAGTACTACTAATAATGACGTATTAAAGATTGGTGTCATAAATTCAAGCCTACAAATGAACATACCTTTGATGTCGGGCTCTTTGGCAAATAATCCCGACTCGCCAATGCAGGTCTTCATTAACGGTAAGTTTGCAACTGTAAATAGCAATCAAACTGATAGCATAGGGTTTGCACATGAGCAAAATGCATTTGGTAGTGACAAAGTTGCTTCCATAGTACAAAAAGTAGACAACTCTGCTTCTTACCCAGATGGTGGTGTTCAGTTCAAATTCTTGGGCAACAACGGCGTCAACAGCACGCTGTTTACTCTAAGGCATCATGTAGCGCCGCTTGATAGAACAGCTTCCTACAATGTGCCTAGCACAGAAAGACCTTTCGCTCAGCTAGATGGTGACTTGCACATTATGGGTGCTGTTAGGTTCCACGACGGTACGAGCATAGAAAGCGGTGTTGGACTCTCTATATATCCCGGTTCTGGACTTGCTTCATACGCAGGGACTCAAGGAACTGAGCTAACACTTGATGCAGAAAACTTACCAGCAACTTCTTTAATTAGTAATGATGGAACTTTCTTTGGCGTCACAACTAGTGGTGTTAGTAGCAAGATTTCTCTTACTGATCTAGCTGGCTATGTTCAATCCGGCACAGATTGGATTAAAGAAAATCAAAACCATGTGTTCTCAGCCACATCTGTATTCAACACTACAGACAATACGTTTAACAGTATAGTGGGCTATAGAGCTGGCAATGGCATACTTGGAACCAACCACGCCTCCTTCTTTGGGACTGACGCTGGTAATTACGACGTAAATCCTGTCAGCGGTGTTGACTATTCTGTGATGATAGGTTATCGAGCAGGTATGAACGCCACTCAAGCAGATAACTCTGTGTTCATTGGGCCAAATACTGGCCACTATGCTTCTGGTTCTCGCATGGGTGTGTTTATTGGTAACTCAGCAGGTCTAAACGCGAAGACTAGTAGATCTATCGGTATTGGTGATAACGCTCTTGAGTCTGTCAGTGGAGACAGAAATATAGAACTAACCGTGGGAATAGGTGGAACTTCGCCATATAGATTGATACAAGGCAGCAGTAGTCACAAGTTGAATGTTGGAGATATCATTGGTGGTGACATGGCAGACCAAAGGGTTTCCGTTGGTAGAGCAATACTCAATCCTAGTGGAACTCTTGATGTAAGGTCATCCTCTTCGTCGTCAGACGCTATACAGACATGGTTTAACAACTTGGGCCAAATGGTTGCGTATCTAGATCAGAATGGTAACATGCACATAGACGGAACCGTACAAACATTCTAGTAGGGAGAAGCTGTTCATGGCTTTTGTTTTAACAGACAGAGTAAAAGAGACAAGTACCACAAGTGGAACAGGAGCTGTAACACTCGGCTCTGCCTATGGTGGGTTCCAGACATTCGCTGATGCTATTGGCAATAACAATAAGACTTATTACGGTATAGAAGATGGCGTAAATTGGGAGATTGGAATAGGTACTTATACCTCATCTTCTAACAGTCTAGCAAGAGATGTCGTGCTATCTAGTAGTACAGGATCTAAACTATCTCTTTCAGGCGGTGTGTCAACGGTATTCTGTACATACCCAGCCAATAGAGCGTTCATAATGACTGAGCATGGATATGCTAGCGGCGTATCCCCATACTACTCTGGTATATTATTTCCAGACGGAACAACACAGATAACCTCAGCGACTGGCGCTATCTCCGCACCGCTTACCGTCAAGAGAACAGACGCAGGTGACTTGTTTCATTTCTATGTAGATAACGACAATGACAGAACAGTAGCTCTTAACTTAGAAAGTAGCTCTGCCCCTACTTGGAAGATTGGCTTAAAAGATGGCCCTTCTAATTCAACCGCCGCCCCAACATATGGATATGTATACGGTAACAATGGATCTGCAGGAGTTTACGCAACTAGCGATAGTGCTCTTGTAGTAAACTACTCTAACGGCGCATGGATAAAACACAGAGACTCTGATCTTTTTAATCTGAGTAAGTCTGGCGGAGCTAAGTTTTTAAATGCCGAGGCTGCAGTAGTACCCGTAAAGGTTAGGGGAGCCAATAGTCAGTCTGCACATCTGCAAGTTTGGGAGAACGACAGTCAGTCTACTCTGGCCTATGTAGATTACGCAGGTGTAATAAGCGGCGTAACTGTCAAGGCTCAGGGCTTTCACTTTGCAGATGGAACTACTCTAACCACAGCCCCTGTTGGAACAAGCGACACCCCCACTTTTGACGATGTGTATATCAAGGATTATATTTATCATAATGGTGACACAAATACTCACATCAAATTCACTGGCGACGAAATAAAATTTACGGCTGGTGGTAGAACCATGCTAACATTAGAAGAAGCCTCTAATGATAAAGTTATAGTCAATGATGGCGGTAATGATGTCAACTTTCGGGTTAAGGGTAAAAACGATGATGATCTCTTTTTTACAGATGCTGCAAACGACAGAGTAGGTATTGGTACAGGCAGTCCTGATTATCTTCTTGATGTTGATGGAACAGCAAGGATGACAACTCTCAGGTTTGCTGATGGAACCACACAAACCACTGTTGGTACTGACACAACGTACACCGCTGGTAGTGGCCTTACATTAGATGGCACTACATTTAAAATTGACACCAATAGCACAGTTTTAGAGTCTGGCAGAAATGTAAGCCTTTTGACAAACGACGCTGGCTATACCACCTACACTGGATTTGAATTATATCTAGACGGTGTTGACCTAAGCAAAACAATAAGAAGTTCTGACTTTTTAAATATTGACGCCGGAACTAATGTAACTGTATCTTATTTAAATACCAGTAATGGCTCTGGTCACAATGTGACAATAAACGCAGTTCAAAAAACCACAGAAGAAATACAAGATATTGTTGGAGCCATGTTCTCTGGTAATACTGAGACAAATATAGCTGCAACTTATCAAGATAGCGATGGCACTGTAGATCTAGTTGCTACAAATACCACATATACCGCTGGATCAGGTATTGTTCTAAATGGTACTGAAATAAACATACCAACAGCAACCACGAGTGCAGCAGGTTTAGTTACTCTCTCTAACACAGTTGCTGATAATGCAAATGTGGTAGCTACATCAAAAGCTGTTTATGATGCAGGATATCTAACAGCGCACCCAAGCATCTCGCAGGGGAGCAATATTAGCTCAGATAATTCTGACGGCACTGTAATACAAGACATACAGATTACTCTAGATTCAAACGGACATGTGACAACAAGTACTGCCGGTACTGTAAACCTAGACGGTAGATACTTTACTGAGTCTGAGCTTACTGGTGGACAACTAGACTCTCGATATTATACAGAAAGTGAACTTAATACTTCTGGCGGTGGTGGCCAAGTACACTGGAACAATCTTACTAATAAACCAACGATTGGTGATATCACAGCTATAGTTGCTGGATCTGGAATGTCAGGTGGCGGCACTGAAAGTAGCGTTACTGTAAACGTAGACTTGCAGCAGCTCGCAAACGAGACAATGATTTCCACAGATCAGATGGTGTTTATAGACTCTGATGGCAGTAGTAAAAGAACACCTGTGTCAACCGTTAGTTCTGTAATTGGGGCTGGATTCCTTGCTGACACGGCTCTTACTGGAAACCCAACTGCGCCAACTCAAGCCGCTAGCAATAATAGTACAAGGGTTGCGACGACTGCATACGTTACAACGGCAGTATCAAATCTGGTAGATGGAGCACCGGGTGCTTTAAATACTCTTAATGAGTTAGCTGCAGCAATCAACGATTCTGGTAACTATGCAGCAGGGATTACTTCCCTATTATCCGAAAAGGCTTACACATACGATCTGGCTGCTGCTTCGGGAAATCTTGACAACAGGCTACATGAAGTTTCTGGCGCAGGAGGGCAGGTTCTTACTGCCTCTGGTTATCTTTACACAGATATACTTTCTGTTTCCGGAATTGCTACCGGAGGTGGTGAAACTAATCAAAACGCATTTTCAATTGTTGCAGTTGATGGTCAGACCAATGTTGCCGCAGATGCTAAGACTGATACGTTGACACTAGCCGGTGGTAGCAACGTGACGATTACAACCAATGCTGGCAGTGACACCGTTACGATAGCGGCCACAGATACTAATACTACATATACTGCAGGCTCAGGTATTTCATTAAACGGAGCTCAGTTTAACGTAGCAATTAGTGGTAATAATATACTGGCTACAAATAGTCCTGTTAATAATTATGTGCCTTCTTATGTAAATGGTGAGTTTACTTGGGTTGCTCAAACATCTGATACCAACACAACCTATACGGCAGGGTCTGGCTTAGTATTGCATGGTACAGAATTTAACATACCAATGACAACAACCAGTGCGTCTGGCTTGGTTATACTAAGTAATACAATAAGCAGTAACCAAACAACAGCATTGACTCCGAAGGCCGTTAATGATGCTGGCTACTTAACAGCTCACCCAAATATTTCCGCAGCTTCATCTGTTGATAATAGCAGTAGAACATACATTCAAGACATAACCCTCGATAGCAATGGTCACGTTACAGCAATTACTTCTGCTGCTGAAACAGTAACAGACACAAACACGACCTATACAGCTGGTTCAGGATTGGTACTGCACGGAACACAGTTTGACTCTGCAATCAGTGGGTACAACCTTTTAGCCAGCAATGATCCAGTAAATAACTATATTCCTCGTTTTAAATCCGCCACTGGCAAGTTTGAATGGGTAGCTGCTGGAGCAGGTGAAGCAAATCAGAACGCCTTTTCGACTGTTGCAGTTGCTGGTCAAGACGATGTTGAGGCAGACAGCGCGACTGACACCCTGACATTAGCTGGTGGTTCCAACGTAACGATTACGACTACCGCCGGTAGCGATACTGTGACAATAGCATCTGCAAATGATAACACTACATATACTGCTGGTTCTGGCTTAGTGTTACACGGTACTCAATTCAATATACCAATGACAACCACTAGCGCTTCTGGGTTGGTAATCTTAACTAATACAATTAGCAGCAATCAGACTACCGCCTTGACTCCTAAAGCTGTTAATGATGCCGGATATATAACCGCCAGTTCTAGTGACACGCTTACTAATAAAACTATTGGGGCTACACAGCTTAGCGGAACTATAGCCTCAGCTAGGCTACCAGACTTGGCTGTTTCAGACTTCGCCGCTAGCGCTATAGTGACTGAATCTGAAGGTATTGGAAGCAGTGATAACGATACTAGCTTACCAACGTCTGCCGCAGTCAAAGATTATGTGGACACTCAAATCGCTACAGAAGACACGATAGCGGAACTCAATGATACCAACATAAGTTCTCCTGCTGCGGGACATTTGCTAATATATGATAATACAGCAAGCGTTTGGGATAATGCCACCCTAACTGAGGGCAGTAACGTCACTATCACAGAAGGTGATGGCGCAATAACTATTGCAGCTGCCGACACAAACACAATGGGCGCTGGTTTTGTACTTGAGGACGGTGACGGAACAGAAGTCACAATCACTGAAAACAAAGAAGTAAAATTTGTTGAAGGCACTGGTATTGACATTGACTGGACTGACACAGACAACGGTACAGATGTCGATCCTTATGATTTGACATTTACTGTAGACCTTGAAGGTACAGAACTCAAATCCACTACCAATGGCAATGAAGCTGCAACTAAGTACTTAAGGGCCGATGGGGATGGAACCTGTAGCTGGCAAACAATATCAGCGACTGTAGACATTGACGCACTTAGTGCTCTTGGGGGTGCGGGAGTGCATCAGACTGAAGACCACTTTATGTTCTCTGACAATGGAACAGAAAAGAAGATAACTTTCTCTAACCTGCAAGACGCAATATTTGCCGACATATCTGGAAACGCAACCGTAGCCGCAGGTGGAGCATTGACAATAGCAAATGATGCTATTACTTCGGCTTTGATAGCTGATGACGCAGTTATAAGCGCCGCCATTGCCGATGATGCAGTCTTAACCGCCCACATTGCTGATGACCAAATCACGGCAGCTTTAATGGCAGACAATAGTATTGACTCTGATATGTATGTAGATGGCTCTATTGATACTGCTCACATAGGAAACTTGCAAGTAACCACTGCGAAGATCGCAGCTGACGCCATTGATGGCACTAAGCTTGCTGATAACGCCGTTAATTCAGAACACTACACAGACGGAAGTATCGACACCGCCCACATAGCGGCAGACGCTATAACAGGTGCGAAGATAGCCGATGACACAATAGACTCAGAACATTATGCAGCAGCTTCAATTGACAATGAACACCTAGCTGATGATGCAGTTGGAACCGCTGAAATTGCTGACGATGCTATTACTTCGGCTTTAATAGCTGATGATGCAATTGTAAGTGCGGCTATTGCCGACGATGCAGTATTAACTGCCCATATTGCCGATGACCAAATTACAGCAGCTTTAATGGCAGACAACAGTATTAACTCTGACATGTATGTAGACGGCTCTATCGACACGGCTCATATTGCCAACGATGCAGTCACGGGTGCTAAAATTGCGCTATTCGATGATAGCTTGGCGGCAACCACAACTCACTTCTTGATTGCGGATGGGACAGATTATAGCTCTTTTGCTTTGAGTGGTGCTGTGACCTGCACTAATGCTGGTGTTGTTTCGCTAGCAGCTAACTCAGTTGATAGCGACCAGTATGTAGATGGGTCGATTGAACATGTTCACTTAGCGGCAGATTGTATTGATGGAGACAACATACAAAACGACGTTATAAATTCAGAACACTACGCAGCAGGCTCTATTGATTTAGAACATATGTCTAGCGAATCTGTTGATGAAGACAATCTTCATATATCAAACGCTGGAAGTAATGGACAATTCCTCAGTAAACAATCTGGTAATGCTGGTGGTTTAACTTGGGCTACACCAACAGCCAGCGTTGTTGCTGACGATATTGGAACTGGTGACGCCGCTGTTACTATCACAACCTCGGCTGGAAATATCACTATAGACGCTGCGGCAGATAACACCGATATTATATTCAAGGGCACGGATGATACGTCTGATATTACCATGCTTACGCTTGATGGTAGTGAGGCTGGGGCGGCTACTTTCAACAGTACAGTAACAGCAACTGGATTTACCATTGGTTCGGCTGCTATTAATGAGACTGAGCTAGAAATGCTAGACGGCATTACAGCAGGAACTGCCGCCGCTAGCAAGGCTGTTGTTTTGGATGGTTCTAAAAACATAGCCACCATTGGAACT